CGAACTGACCGACGGTGAGCGGCTGCGCCAGTACCGGGCACTCAAGCAGGCACTCGAGCGCAAAAAGGCGGCGGGCGCGCTCGATGGCCGCATCCGTGATGAGATGAGCCGCATCACCGGCGATGGCACCGGTACGCTGGGAAGATTCAACGCGATTCTCAACAATTGCACAGCCGAGGTTGTGGAAATGTTGGAAAAGGGTGAGATCACGATGACCAGAGCCTACGAGTGCAGCAAGCTGTACAAGGTGCAGCAGGTGGAGTACGCCAAAAACAAGTACGCCAGTATGCCGCCCATCACCGATATGGCCCGGCGGGCAGCCATCAAGTATCTGGTCGAGTGTGGCCTGGCCGACCAGTTTAAGAAGCTCGACTATGTTCGTAAGAGCGAATGGAACTACGCTGACAACAGGCTGGATGCCCGAAAGCTGGAGCCGATGACGCTGGATCTGACTGAGGGCGAGACGGATGCGCTGCTGCGCATTGAGTCTGCTGGTTATTACAACTTTCGCGTGAGGATGCTGGACCCGGCGGATACAAACGAGGTTATTGCCGAAGGCTCACTCACTACACGAGATTTGTTCGATGCCGCCAAGCGCCTGTACATCAACAAGGACGATCTGGCGGAGTACAAGGCCGAGGTGAAGGGCAAACGTGATCAGGAGCTTGCCCGGCAGAAGGAGGCCGGAAAGTGGCAGGCGCTGGCCCGGCAGGAGCTGGAGGCGTTTGACAGCTGGCCGCTTGTGACGCGGCTGAAGGAGCTGGGCCTGACGATCCGTGAGCGGAAGATGGCAGACGGCGGGCGGCTTATCATTGCCGTGGATGACCTGACGCGCTTTTCCGGCCATGTGGACGGCTTTCAATACCGCGAGTGCTTCGCGGTGCGCCTCGGGCCGAACGGTGAGCGCGCAGGCCGGGACGGAGACATCAATGCCCTTGACTGGTACAAGCGCTGGTATAGCACCGGCGCCGCCATCGAGAACTACATTGCCGACGACATCCAGCGGGCCACGCGGGAGGCGAAAAAGAAATGAGCAGCGGATTTTGCGGGATTCCCGGCATGAGCCAGCCGCATCTTGACATGTGCGATAGGTGCGCCCACAATAAGGGGCTGTTTAATCTGGATTGTGAGCTGTACTGCTACGGCGTCGAAAAGACGGACGGCGCGGGCATTGTGCTGGAATGTGATGACTTTGAACCATCTCCGGGAGGTGATGCCCAATGACCTATGATGAGTGCATCGTGTGGCTGAATCGCTACCGCGATGCCCGGCGGGTGGAGCCGCGATTGCGGGAACGGCTCCGGGAAGAAAACCGCCGCGCCGACTACGCCCGCGACCTGCGCCCGCCCGGCGGGGCTGGTGAGATTGACAGCGCGCTGCTGAGCATCAACACCAGGCGTGAGAAGCTGGCCGCCCAGCTGATGGACGGCGAGGCCGCCAGAGTGGAGATTGAAAGCGCCATTGCTCAGCTGGAGGATGCCCTGGAGCGTGAGGTCTTGCAGATGCGCTACATCGACGGGCGCACCAACCGCCAGATCGCGGCGCGCATGAGGATCACTGAGCGCTATGTGCGCAAGCTCCACCGGCGGGCAATTTTCAAAATTATAAAATTAGTTCCGCCCAGTTCCGCCCCAGTGTGTTAAGCTGAGGGTGTCGGGCAGGTAGGGGCTTGATGCTCGACGGTTTGCACGTTTGCATAATCCTCCTAAGCGGATAGTCGCCCCACATCGGGGCGGCTATTTTTTTTATAACTGGGTTGCAAGGTTGCAGGGTTACGGGTACGCCCGGCGGTTCGATTCCGCCAGCCTAGCCATAGTTAATCTCCTTGAAATAGCTGACAGCCGGGAAAGACCGGCAACATACCGCACAGCCGCCCGCCCAGTTCCCCGGCGGGATGAACCTTGACAGGTGCAAGACCTGTGTGCGGGTACGCAGTGCCGTTGATGTGGTTAAATTCAGCGGATGACGGACGGCAATAGACCGTCATGCCCGGCGGGCGGGAGAGGCTCACCTACACCGAGACAAAAGAAACTCCGTCTCGCGCCGCTGGGCATCTATGATAATTTTACGCCCCGGCGGGTGGAGGTGCAGCGCGTGTCCAGTGTGGACACGCAAACAGTATGCGGGAGTTTGCCAAAGCGTTTTACAAGAGCAAAGCGTGGCAGCGCTGCCGCGATGGTTACGCTGCCAGCGTGGGCGGATTGTGTGAGGATTGCCTGGATAAGGGGCTGTATCGCCCCGGGGAGATAGTCCACCACATGACAGAGTTGACGCCGGACAACATTAACGATCCGGCGGTCTCGCTGTCATGGTCCAACCTGAGACTGCTGTGCCGTGACTGTCACGCAAAGCGCCACGGCGCGCGGCGTAGATACCGTGTGGACCCGGCGGGGCGAGTGACGTCGAGGTGGTGACCTCCCCCCGGTCGAAAAAACGAGCGGAGGTGTGGTAGACCGGGCCCCAAAGTTCGGAAAAGCACTGAAAAGAGTGTAAAGGGGGTGTTGTTGTGGGGAGAAAAGCAAAAACTACGCTGATTCAAGAGGAGTACAACAGGATCATGGCGCACTACGCCGAGCTGCCTAAAAATCAGATGGCGATTGTGGAGCCGCTGATCCAGAACGCGGCATTCATGAAAATCACACTCGACGATCTGCAAAAATCCATCAACGCTGACGGGTGCAGCGAGGAGTACATGAACGGCGCGAACCAGTACGGCAAAAAAGCCAGCGCCGATCTGCAAGCCTACAACAGCCTCATCAAGAATTACAACACCGTGACCGAGCGCCTGGGCAAGCTGCTGCCCCCGGAAAAGCGTGAGAGCAGACTGGAGCAGCTGGCCCGTGAATAATTACATCTACGAGTATTACCAGAAAATCACGGACGGCACCATCATCGTGGGCCGCTGGATCAAGGTCTGGTACAAGTATGTTGTGGACGGTCTGGAAAAAGGGCTGTTTCACTTCGATCCTAAAAAGGCGCAGAAAGCAATCCGTTTTGTGGAGAATTTCTGCCGACACCATGAGGGCGCGCTGGCTCCCCAGCTGATTGTGCTGGAGCTTTGGCAAAAGGCGCTTTTGTCGGTGCTGTTCGGCGTGATGGATGACACCGATCACCGCCAATTCCGTGAGGTTGTCGTTATTATCGCCCGAAAAAACGGCAAGACGCTGCTGGCCGCCGCCATTGCTGCCTATTGCAGTTTTTTGGATGGAGAGTACGGCGGGCGAATCTACTTTGCCGCGCCTAAGCTGGAGCAGGCGGGACTTTGCTACGACGCCTATTATCAGATGCTCAGCAAGGATCCAGAACTGAGCCAGCTGAGTAAGAAACGGCGCACGGACATCTACATTGCCAACAGCAACACGAGCGCCAAGCCGCTGGCGTTTTCCGCTAAAAAGTCGGATGGCCTCAACGTCAGCCTGTGCGTGGCCGATGAGGTCGCCAGCTGGCCCGGTGATGCTGGGCTGAAATTCTACGAGGTCATCAAGTCGAGCTTTGGCGCACGCACGCAGCCCATGCTGCTGGCGATCAGCACGGCGGGCTATGTGAACGAGGGCATCTATGATGAACTGATAAAACGTGCCACCCGCTTTTTGCTGGGTGATTCCAAAGAGACGCGCCTTGCGCCGTTTCTTTACATGATCGACGACCCGACCAAGTGGAACGACATCAACGAGCTTGCGAAAGCAAACCCGAACCTGGGCGTGAGTATCAGCGTCAGCTACCTGCTGGAGGAGATCGCCATTGCTGAGGGCAGTTTGTCCAAGCGGGCCGAGTTTTTGACAAAATACTGCAACGTCAAGCAAAATTCCAGCCTTGCATGGCTGGCCTCCGATGTTGTGGAGCGCGCCTGCGGCACGCACATCGACCCGGCTGACTTCAAGAACTGCTACTGCGTGGGCGGCATTGACCTGAGCCGCACGACCGACTTGACTGCCTGTGTGGCAATCATTGAGAAAAAGGCCAAGTTGTATGTGCTGGCGCATTTCTTCCTCCCCGCCGAGAAGCTGCAAGAGGCTACCGAGCGGGATGGGCTGCCCTACGCGGCGTACGTCCAGCGCGGCATCCTGACATTGAGCGGTGATAACTTTGTTGACTATCACGATTGTTACAACTGGTTTAAGATGCTGATAGAGCAGTATAAAATTTATCCTTTGCAGGTTGGCTATGACCGCTACACGGCCCAGTATCTTGTGCAGGACATGAAGCAGTACGGATTCCACATGGATGATGTATTCCAGGGGTTCAACCTGACGCCGGTGATCCGAGAGGTTGAGGGGCTGCTGAAAGACGGCACCATCAACATCGGGGACAACGATCTGTTAAAAGTGCATCTGCTGAACACGGCGCTGAAAGTCGAAAACGACAGCGGCAGATGTAAACTTGTGAAAATGAGCGCCGCCGACCACATTGATGGCTGCGCCGCGCTTATGGATGGCATGACGGTTCGGCAGAAATGGTGCGCCGAGATCGGCGGCCAGTTAAAGAACGCGGGGTGATGAGCATGGGACTGTTTCAATCAATTTTCGGGAAGATAGCCGCCAAGAGCCTCGCGTCCGGATTCTGGACGACGCTGGACGGCTACACGCCCAGCTTTTTGACCTGGGGTGGTGAGTTGTATGAGAGCGAGATCGTGCGCGCCGCGATCCACGCCACGGCCACCCACGCCAGCAAGCTGAGCGTCACCGTGCAGGGACCGGCAAATCCGAAATTGCAGACTCGTCTCCGGCAGGGGCCGAATGAGTGGCAGACCTGGGGGCAGTTCCTTTACCGTCTCTGTACGATTCTGGAGGTGCAGAACACCGCCTTTATTGTGCCAGTATTCAACGAGTTCGGGGAGACGGTTGGCATGTTCCCGGTGCTGCCGTCCAGCTGTGAAATCGTGCAGTATGGGGCCGCGCCATGGCTGCGCTACACATTCCGCAGCGGCCAGACCGCCGCCATTGAAATGGCGCGGTGCGGCATTATGACAAAATTCCAGTACAAAAGCGACATCTTCGGCGAGAACAACCACGCGCTGACGCCCACGATGGACCTGGTGAATCTGCAAAACCAGGGCATTGCCGAGGCCGTTAAAAACGGCGCGACCTTCCGCTTTGCCGCCAAGATGAACAACTTCTCCAGCGATGAGGATTTGAAAAAAGAGCGTAAGCGGTTCAGCAAAAACAACTTGCAAGGCGAGGGCGGCGGCATTCTGCTTTTCCCCAACACCTACACGGACATTAAGCAGCTGGAGGCTAAGCCCTATGTTGTGGCCGCCGATGAGATGGAGCGCATCAACACCAATGTGTTCAACTACTTCGGCACCAACGAGGACGTGCTGCAAAACCGCGCCTACGGCGACAGTTGGAGCGCGTTCTATGAGGGCAAGATTGAGCCCTTTTCCATTCAATTCTCGGACGTGGCAACCCGGATGCTGTTCACCGACCGGGAGCGGGCCGGCGGTACCTTCTTGATGGCTACCGCCAACCGCCTGCAGTACATGAGCAATGCCGAAAAGCTGAATGTGTCTGCCCAAATGGCAGACCGCGGCATTATGAACCGTGATGAGATACGTGAAATCTGGAATCTGCCTCCCCTGCCGGACGGCCAGGGGCAGGCGTACACGATCCGCGGCGAATATTACCTGCTGGGCAGCGACGGCAGCGTTACAAAGAAGGGAGACGACCTTACCAGTGGAAAATCATGACAAACTTCTGAAAAAACTGAACAACGGCCGGGAATACCGCGCCATGCGGCTGGAGGTCCGAACCGCAGACCCCGCCGCGCCTGATGCCAGCCAGGAAGTGGAGGGCTACGCCTGCACGTTCAACCAGCCCTACCTGCTGTATGAGTACATGGGCGACAGCGGCACCACTTACCGAGTCATGGAGCAGATTGACCCGCACGCCTTTGATGACTGCGACATGGATGACGTCATCATGCAGTACGATCACGAGGGCCGCGTTTTTGCCCGCACAAAAAACGGCACGCTGGCCCTGGCCGCCGACGATACCGGCCTGAAAGTAACCGCCGACCTGGGCGGCACCGAGATCGGGCGGCAGCTGTTCGCCGAAATCAAGGGCGGCTACACCGATAAAATGTCGTTTGGCTTTACCGTGGCCGAGGATAAGCGCGAAACGGTCCGTGACCTGGAAAGCCACATCATGACCGTGAACCGCACGATTACCAAAATTAAGAAACTGTACGACGTGAGCGCCGTGAGCCTACCGGCCAACGATGCCACGTCGATCAGCGCCCGAAAATTCCTTGACGGAGAGATCGAGAGGATTAAAGCGGAGAGACTGAAAAGGGCGGATACCGCAACAAAAATCAAACTGAAACTTTTGGGAGTGTAAACCATGAAAAAGAAAACCAGTGAAATGACTATTGCAGAGCTGCGCACCCGCGCCGCTGAAATCCGCACCGAGGTCAATGCCGAGGGTGCCGACCTGGACGCCCTGGAGGCCGAGGCCGATGAGATCAGCCAGCGCATCGCGCAGTATGAGACCGAGCAGCGCCGCCTCGGTATTGCCGCCAAGGTCGCGGACGGTGCCGGTGCGCCCCAGGACAATCCCACCGCCCACACCGACGCCCAGACCCGCGCCCAGCAGTTCAAAGAAACGCGCCAGGGCCGCATCTCGGTGGCCGAGACCCGCAGCGTTCTGATCAGCGGCGGCAAGCTTGCCACCCCGACCGAGGTGTCCGGCATCAATGATGTCGTCGGTCCGCATGTTTCCAGCATCGTCGATTTGGTCAAGGTCGTCAACTGTGACGGCATGGGCAGCAACAAGGTTGCCTACATCAAGACCGACGTCGATGCTGCTGCCGAACAGACCGAGGGCGCAGCGGCCACTGTCAAAGAGCCCACCTTCGGCACCGTGACCATCAGCCCCTCTTCCGTGGCTGTGTTGGCTTACATCAGCCGCCAGGTGCAGAAGCAGAGCCCGCTGCTGTATGAGGCCAAGGTCCGCGAGCAGGCCCTGCTGGCTCTGCGCAAAAAGGCATCTGCGCTCATTGTCGGTAAGCTGAAAGAGAGCACCCTGGTTGTCACCAAAGACGCTACCGTGGACAGCGGCAAAAAGGGCGTCATCAATGACAAGACCCTGCGCAATCTGGTGTTGGCCTTTGGCGGCGATGAGGGCGTCGAGGGCGGCGCAGTGCTGTTCCTGAACAAGGCTGACCTGGTGGCTTTTGGTGACGTGCGCGGCACCAATGAGAAAAAGGCCGTCTATGAGATCGAGCCCGACACCGACAACCCCAACACCGGCATCATCAAGGATGGCGGTTTGAGTGTCCGCTACTGCCTGAACAGCAACCTGACCGCCTGCGCTGGCACGGCCCAGACCTCCGATGCGCAGCGCACCATGTTCTACGGCGTGCCTGCCGCAATGGAGCTTGACCTGTTCAGCGACTACGAGATCGCCGTGTCCGCTGACTTTGCCTTTGACAAGCTGCTGGACACCATCCGCGGCGATGTGGAGCTGGGTGCTGATGTTGTTGCCCAGGGCGGTTTTGTGGCGCTGACCATCCCTGCCCAGGGCTGATGGGAGCGTGACCCATGGCTGACAACGACCTGCTGTCCAAAGTGACGGTAGCGCTGCGCCGGTCGGATATGCCGGAGGAGCTGACGCAGGAAGTGAGCGACCTGGTGGATGCGGCCCTGGCTGACCTGAAACAGGCCGGTGTGTCCAACCTGGACACGCAGGACCCGCTGATCCGCCGTGCCGTCATCACCTACTGCCGCGCCAACTTCTGGCCGACCGGCGACTACGATAAGCTGAAAGCCTCCTACGATGAGCAGAAGGCGCAGCTGCGAATGACGACCAACTACACAGACTGGCCCGACGCATGAGCGCTGTGCTGTGATGCACCGCCGGAGTGCCTTGCGCCCTCCGGCGGCATTTTTGTTAGGAGCAACTATGTACTGGACAGAAGAAATCACCCTGATGCAAGACAAACCCGAAAAGAAGCAGGGCGTGCTGGTCCATTCCTACACACCTGTGCGCAGGGTCTACGGTGAGCGCAAGTCTGTAGGGTGGCGGGAATTTTTTGCGGCAGAAGCGGCAGGCACCACACTGAGCGCCGTTTTTGTGCTGCACGCTGACGAGTACAACGGAGAGCGCGTGCTGTTGTGGAAGGGCAGCCTGTACAGTGTGCAGCGTGCCTATGAGACCGGAAGCACGGTCGAGCTGACCGTCAGTGACCTGCCCCAGACAAAAGGAGGCCCGCCGTGAGGATGAATCTGGTGTGGAGTGATGAACTTACAGAACAGCTGGCGGGGATGGCAGACCTGGACGCGATCGCTCCGGAAATGCTGACCGCCGCGGCCCCGATCGCAACGGACGCACTGAAACAACGTGTCCGGCAGCACCGCAGCAGCCGCGCAGATAAACACCTGGCGGACAGCGTGCGTGCTGGCAAACCGAAAAAGCGCAAGAAGGGCGGCTACGGCCTGGAGGTGAGCTTCAGCGGTTACGATACAGGCCACGGTTCAAGCCCGAAATATAAGGACAAAACCGCCCAGATGCAGAAGGCGGTGTCACTGGAATACGGCTCTGCCAAGCAGGCTGCGCAGCCATTTTTGGATCAGGCTGCCAGCAGCTGTGAAAATGCCGTCAGTGCGGCCATGCAGGATGTGCTGCGCAGAAAGGGAAAACTATGACCGGAATCGACGCGGCCCTGGCCGCATTGGAGACCGTGTGCAGCAGCGTATCCTTTGTGAAAAACGAGGACGACCCGCTGCCGGACAGCTATGTGGTGCTGAGTGTGCTGGATGATACGCCGGAAATCTACGCCGGTGACCGGGACGAACAGCAGCATCTAAAGCTGCGTGCTGCCTGGTATGCCAGGGAACTGCCCCAGGTACGTGCGCGGTGTATGCGCAACGCCCTGAGAAAAGCCGGCTTTATCATTGGCTCTACTGAGTACGGCTATGATAACGAAACAAAACATCATATCGCATACGTTGAGGCGGAGACCGACGACGGCTGCGATTGGAACGAAAGCGAGGAATAAATTATGGCATATATCGGACTGCCCTACTACGGCTACTGCCCTATCACGGTAACGACCAACGATGACGGCACCGAGACGGAAAGTCTGGGTGCAGGCAAAATCACCCGCGCAGTCATCAGCTATGCGGGCGAAAATGACAGCGACAGCAGCGAACTGTGGGCCGGTGACCGCCGCGAACAGCGTGACAGCGGCTCGCCGTCGGCCAAGCTGACCATTGACCGCAGCTTCCTGAGTCTGGAAGATGAGGCCGAGCTTGGCGGCCACAACTACGACGCCAGCACCAAGACCCTGGAACGCAAGGAGACCGACACGCCCGCCATTGTGCGCGTTGCCTCCCTCGGCAAGCTGAAAACCCCGGAACGAAAGCTGGTCTACCGCCTGATCGGGTATTACCGCGCCAGCTTTGACCCGGTGAGCGATACCCTGAACACGGCCACCAAGAGTGTGTCCTACGGTACCACAAAACTCAACGGCGCTGCCGAGTGCAACTGCGACGGCAACTTTGAGAAAAAGCAGGAATTTGATGACTACGCAAAGGCGCTGGCCGGGCTGAAAGCCTTCCTGAACATCAAGGAGTGATATCATGGCAGAAATTGTATTGCGCGGGCGCAGATACCCTGCCCTGTTCGATTTGCAGAACGTGAAGGAACTTCAGGATCACTTTGGTGACCTGACGGTCGTAGCCGAGAAGCTGAACGACCCCGAGGAAGCCGCCTACATCATCTGGCTGCTGGTGCGCGAGGGCGTGGAGCTTGACAACGAGGAACACCACCGGGACAATGAAGCGCCCAGTCTGGCCCTGGTCAAAAAGCTGATTTCCTTTGCCGATTTGCAGGGCGGGCTGGTTGCCAGCGTGGAAGATGCCTTTATGGAGTTTTACGGAAAAAACGCATCAGGCCGTCAGGCGCTGCAGGCGATGAAGACGATGCTGAGCGAATCTGGGTTGACGACACCCCAGAACGGCACTTTGACGGCGACCGAATCATAAATTTCCCCAGGCTGCAATACATCGCGGTGGGGCTGCTGGGTTATACCCGGCGGGAAACGCGGTTTTTGAGCCTGGATGAACTGCTTGCACAGTTTACAGAATACTGCGCCATGAACGGTATTGAACTGCCGCAGGAAAGGGGGCTTGCAGATGTCGATGCCTAAAGCAGGTGTCAGCCTGGTCGTGGAAAATGACCAGCAATTCAAGGCGGCACTTAGCGAAGTCAATGCAGGTCTGCGGGTCAATAAGCAGCAGATGCAGCTTGTGGCCGAGCAGACCCGTGAAATGGACGACCGGCAGGCCGCCCTGCAGCAGCGGTACGAGGCCGCACAGCAGACTTTGCAGAGCTACCGGGATAAAGTGCAGGTGCTGCAGCAGGCCTACGAAAACAGCGCTCGGCGTGAGGGCGAGGCCAGTAAAACGACCATGCAGTGGCGGGCAAGCCTGATCAGCGCCCAGACAGAAGTTGCCAAGCAGGAAAGCCTGCTGCGGGACCTGAGCAGCGAGCAGGAAACGGCCCGAAAGTCCACCGCCAGCCTGGCGGATGTGGTCAACGGCCTGGCCAATGCGCTGGGAATCAGTCTGCCGCCCGGCTTGCAGACCGCGGTTGACAAGCTGGACGGCTTCTCGGCCAGCGGTGCAGCTGCGGTGACCGTGGTCGGCGGCCTGGTGGGGGCGCTGGCAAGCTCCACGATGGACATGAGCAAGACAGCAGATGACCTGCTGACCCTGTCCACCCAGACCGGCCTGACCACCGACCAGCTGCAGGAGTTTGAGTATGCCAGTGAGCTGGTGGACGTCAGCACCGATACCCTTCAGGGCAGCCTGGTCAAACTGACAAACAATATGCAGACGGCGGCAACCGGGACAGGCTCTGCAGCCGAGGCATTCAAGACCCTGAAAGTCAAAGTGGCAGACAGCCAGGGGCATCTGAAGAACAACTATGATGTGTTTCTGCAGACCATTGACGCTCTGGGCAAGATGAAAAATGAGACCGAGCGGGATGCGCTGGCGATGGACATCTTCGGCAAGTCTGCCACAGACCTGAACCCGCTGATCGAGGCCGGCAGCGGCAAACTAAAGGAGTTGGCCGAGCAGGCCCATGAGGTCGGTTACGTTGTTGACAATGAAACATTACAGAGCTTTGGCGAGCTGGACGACGCCATGCAGAAGCTGGACAAGCAGGGCGACGCCGTGAAGCGCAGCTTTGCCGAGGCGCTGCTGCCCATCATTACAGCGTTTGTGGACGTCATCACCGCGATCCCGACGCCGGTGCTGACGGCGGTAATTGCCATTACCAGCATTGCCACGGTGATCTTGCTGGTGGTCAAGGCCGTAAAGGAACTCTCTGGGCCTGTCAGAACGGTATCGGGGTTGATCAGCAGCGCTACGAGCCTTATGGACCCGCTGTACATTAAAATCCTGGCTATCGTAGCGGCCGTCACGGCGCTGGTGGCTGTCATTGCGGTTCTTATCGGCAAGGGCGGTGAGCTTACCAGCGCTATGGGCAGCATCACATCGGCCACGACCGGCACGATGCGCTCTGCCAACAGCACTGTTCCCCGCTATGCGACCGGCACACGGAATGCACGCGGCGGTATGGCACTGGTGGGCGAAAATGGCCCGGAGCTTGTGAACCTGCGCGGCGGGGAGCGCATCTACACAAACGGTCATACACGCAGCCTGCTGGGCGGCGACAGCATCAGCATCGGGCAGATCACCATTGATGCCAAGAATGTTAAAGAGTTCAACGATATTGTAAGTATCGCCAAAAATGAAGCCATGAGCATGAGACAGGGGGCGGTTATGTGAAGACAAATTATTGGAACACAAGGAACTATAAGACAAACAGAACCGGTACTTATGCCTATACATGCTCATGGTTATTCAGCACAGGATGGGGAAACACGGCGCGGTATATAGCATCGCTCCGAGTACGAGTACCAATCCGGTATGAGGGCTCGGACAGCTACATCCAATTTGATGAGTTCCCTCTTGGTGACAGCAACGGTGACACCTATTACAGTTCGGAAAAAGTAACCGTAACCGGCTACAATAACGGTGATTTTTGGGCGGACTTTAGCAACCTATCGCAGGCCTACAAGAAAAAAATCCTCGCCTATGGCGTATTTGTAAGTACCTTCCGCGGAGCCTGCTATGTAGGCAGCGACCGCAATGATGCACAAATCGAATGTGTAAGCTATCAGGGAAGGGTCACGCCGACTGGTACAACTTTCACCAGCGGCACCGTTGCACGGTACACAAAGTATCGACTGCAGTGGACTACAGACGCCGAGGATGATTTTGAGCGCAGGAACTCGACCTGCAAGATCATCATCACCGATCAGGACGGCGGAAACAGCCAGACCTATACACTTAGCAATGGTGCGACATCCTTCGACCTGGATACTACCGCATGGTCAAGCGGCAGCGGTATTCGATGGCGCGTGCAGGTGGGAGCATACGGATCCGGAACGGTGGCGGAAAGCGCCACCTATTCCCTGTCGCTGGCAGACCCGACCGCCAAGGTCGATGACCTGCGCCCCACCAGCAAGACATACTACGGCTTTGACGCAGTATTCAGCTGGGCGTTCACCGGCAGCATTGCCAGCGGCGCGATCAGCGGTGCATTGCAGCAGGGGTCCGCTGTTTTGCAGTACCGGACTGACAACATGGCAAACCCGGCACAGTTCGCCAGCGTCAGCAACGGCACGACGCACGTGACAGTCAACTGTGCTAATCTTCCCATCGGCAGCTACCAGTGGCGCGTTGTCGCCAAGAGCAGCGTTGGCACGACCCATACATCCAACTGGGTGCAGTGCACGAACGTTGAGGTGCCTATCTCGGTAAAAGGAACGACACCGGCTGCGGATGCCCACGCCCCGCGTGCGGTTGTAAACCGTTTCAGCTGGGTGTTTAGTGTGGACAGTACGGACAGCCCCGGCACGGTGACGCAGCGCAGCGCCGTCCTGTACTTCAAGACGAACAACGAAAGCGACTGGCATCAACAGAGTGTAAGCGGCTCACAGCAGTATTGTGATGTACCGGCGAACACCTTCACGGCTGGATGCGTGACGCTGGATTGGTATGTGGTGGCCGTAGCCAACACAGGAACCAAGGCGACCAGCGCCAAGATCACCGTATCTACAAAGGACGCACGCAGCACCCCTGTGGCAATCAGCCCGGCCGGTGAATACCTGGATGATGCCGTCCAGGGTATCACCTTTATCTGGGCGCACGCGAACATTACCGGCACGGCACAGTGCGGCTGGGAGTTGAGCTACTCCATCGACAGCGGCGCGTCCTACCTGGTGCTGGCAAAAGCAGACAATGCGGCAAACCGCTATGAGGCCAGTGCGGGCACCTTCCCCAGCGGCGTGATCTACTGGCGCATCCGCACGAAAAACACCGACAATGAGTTTGGCGATTATTCCGGCGCGGCCATCTTTGCAATCCGCCGCGCCCCGGTGGCCCCGGTCATCTCCTACTATGACAACAAGCCGCTGGCAAAAATGCGGTGGCAGGCCAAAGAACAGGACGGTTATGAAGTTGCGGTGGACGGCATCAGCCTGGGTGTGCGATACGGCACCGGGAAGGAATGGCAGTCTGACGCCGTGCTGACGGACGGAAAGCATACCCTACAGGTGCGCATCTACAACACCTATGGGGATGTATCGCCCTGGAGCAGCTGTGAGATCAATGTCCAGAATCAGCCTGGCGCGGCATTGGCTGTCTATGCCGAGGGGCGCTGGGGTGAGGTCCTGCTGCGCTGGGACGCCGACAATGGCTATATCCTGCGGGATGGCGAGCTGATTGCCAAAGCAGAAGGCGGTACTTATACAGACCGCACCAGTGCAGCGGCACATCAGTACATTGTGCGCGTGTTCGATGCAGAGGGCTACTACACAGACAGCGCCCCGGTGCTGGCTGCGCCCAGTGTCCCCTACGCGGCCATTGGGCTGCGTGACGGCACGGACTGGCTGGCGATGAAATACGCCACCAGCTACCAGAATTACAGCAAGGCCGTCAGCCTGGGCGGCAGTTATCAGCAGTATTGGGGAAAGGAACGCCCTGTCTGGCACGATGCGGGGAATCGTGTGGTAACGCACACAATTTCCCACGCCTGCAAGCGCGAGGAAGAGTTGCTGGTGCTGCGCAGCCTGGCCGGTCAGGAAGTAATCTATAAGGACCGAGACGGGCACCTTGCCATAGGTGTGTTCAAGGACTTGCAGGAAAGCCGAGAGCACGGCTGCACGGCGCTGAGCTTCAGCATCACGGAGACACAGCAGGAGGTGGTGAAGTATGACCCGGTATGAGTTTATCGCGATGCGCAGCGGCGCGCCCTATAAAGTGCTGAAAGTCCCTGCGGACACCACGCCGCAGATTCGATTTACCGGCAACGCCGAGGTGAAAAGCACCATCACCCTGACAATAGAGCCTGACGCCGATGTGAACTGGCTGACCGATATGCTCAGTGTTGTTCGGGTCGATAATGCAGATCGAGTTCCGCTGGGGCTGTTCAACATTACCACCTGCCCCCGCAGTCTGGATGAAAATGGCAGCGAGACGCAGGAACTGACCGGGTACGACCACGGCTATGCGCTGCGCAACCTGAGCGTACTGGAACGCAGCCTGACGATTCGGGCCGGGACCCGGTACACCACGGCCATCCGGGAACAGCTGCTGGCGGCCGGCATCAACGTTGTCAGTATCATCGATACCGATGAGGTGCTTATGACGGATCACGCGTGGGAGACCGGCACGACCCGCTATGCGGTGGTGTCTGCCCTGCTGGCGGAGATCAATTACCGGGATATCTATTTTGACGGCAGCGGCGTGGCGGTTGCCGAACCGTGGGCACCGGCGTCCATCAATACCCGGACGCACCGCTATGGCCCAGCTGAGACGACACTGCTGCGTATCCCTATGAGCGTGCAGGCGGATACCTTTGATGCCGCCAATGTGTTTGTGGATATCGTGTCCAGTGCAGACCTTGACGCCGAACTGCGGGCCGTGGCCGAGAACGTCAACCCCACCAGTCCGCTGAGCATTATGCGGCGCGGGCGGCGCATTGTGAGCGTGGAGACCGTGGAAGGTATTGCTTCCCAGACTGCTTTAGAGACCCACGTGAAAAACAGAATGCTGCTGAGCATGATGGGTGCGGCAAGCTATACGTTCACCACCTGCGGCGACGTAGAGCAACCCCACGGACTGAATGACAGCATCCTGATGATGCGGGATGGGATAGGGCTGCTGGAAGAACAGGAATGGGCGCTGGACTGCGTCCCCGGCGGGCAGATGACCCACACAGCAAAGAAGGTGTATTACAACATTGATTGAGAATTATCAGCAGCGCAAAGCGCTGGAAGTGACCACGAAAAGCGGTAATATTGCCACGGTAAGCGCGGTTTACAGTGACGGCATTGCACTGATCCTGCCCGGTGACACTGCTGCGTCAGATAAACACTACCCTTTTAATGCAGCAGTTCAGTTTACGGCCGGTCAGCGGGTCCATATCGCCAGAGAATCCGGCACGATCATTGTGGAATACCCCATCGGGGGTACAGTGCAGAGCCAGAGCCTGGGAGGGTGATTCATGAGCAAGGTAACGATCTATTCGCCGCCGTCGGCAGCGCAGGTCAAAAACTGTACGGCAGACTTTGACCTGCGCCGTGCACCGGTGCCGATAAATTTAGTGCAGTTTGATAAAACGATACCGATTTTGGCTGTGGCACTGTATAAAGGCGGCACAGCTTATAAGCTGCCCGAGGATGCTGAAGCAAACGTGCGCATGGGCAAGCGTAATAACCTGTACATTTATAACCCAGTGCTGGGGTGCAATGAGGGGCGCACCCTGGTATATGTGGCTGTCACACCGCAGATGACCACCCAGGACGGCGTGTTCTACCCGATACTGGAAGTCCTGGCAGGTGGCGGTGTGGCGGGGACCTCTCCCCTGCAGCTGGTCATCCAGCGTAATCCTGTACAAGAGGGCGACTTGGAGGATACCAGTGAAGCCAAAACGCTGGCAGACCTTGCGAGCCAGGCAGCTGCCAGCGCGAATGCTGCGGCTGATAGTGCCAGAATCGTGCAGGAAAATAAGGATGCCATCCAGAGCGCGAATGCGAACATGGAGGCCATCAAGGCCGCGCCTGCCAACGCCACGGCCGCTGCGGCAAGTGCCAAAGAGGCCCGCAGCTGGGCCGTGGGAGATACCGGCACGCGCCCCGGCGAGGGCATGGACAACGCCAAGTATTACGCTGCGCTTGCCCAGCAGGTCAGCCAGGGCGCTGTTGGGTGGTACCCGAACTATGAGGCGCTTTACGCCGCGCACGATACTGGTTATGACGGAAACTGGTCGATTGTTGGAGATACAGATACGATTTGGGTTTGGGACAGCGATACCGGGGTCTGGAAGGACACCGGCGAGAGCAGTAAGTTTGCGAATTATTATGATAAGACGCAAATCGACGCACTGCTGACCGCTATGAAATCGAAGTTTAAGACCGTAACGGTGGCGGCATCGGCCTGGACAACCGGCGATTATAGCGTGGCGTGGGATGACGGAACCCGCACAAGTTATACGCAGTGCGCTACCGTGACCGTGGCCGGTGTGACGGCGGACAGTCATATCGCCGTATCTGACCGCACGAGAGTGACGGATGCGGTGCGGATGGTCGCCGCGCTTGAACCCGGGGCCGGGGTGGTTAAGTTTTATGTGAACGCGGCGCCGACGAGTGCGGCGGTATTTGTTTTGGAGGAGGTAAGTCAATGAGCGGCGCAGTGAATAATCCGTACAAGCAGGAAGCACCCGACAAAACGCTTACGAAAGAGGGCGTGGCCGCTGATGCTAAAGCCGTGGGGGATGCG